TGCATCCGCTATAGCAACAGTACAGATCGTATCATCTGTGTAGCTACATTCGGGTGTGAAAAGCTCAAAATCTGTTTTGTCGGTGTTGTTGAACTCAAAACGGGATCCAACAATATCACCTATAATTGCTCCTAACATTATTACTCCTTTCTTTTATTTCCACCTCTAAGGGTGTGTTTTCTTCTAAGTATGCCCATTCTAATAGTGCATAAACGGTTTTGATACTCTCCAGCTTCCAGATCTACATTCCAAAGGCTCTCCAGGCTTATGCCTACCTGCTCAGGTGTGAGATACTCATAGATTGCAGTCTTAGAACCAAAGTAGTGGTGTTTTTTGCCCTGGAATGGCTCATTCAATTCTATGTGAATTACTTTAAATGCTTGTTTGCCCATCTATGGAATAATTTAATAACAGGATTGTTTTTATACATCTCACTTCTACCAATATGGATAGTTCTCTTACCCCTCTTGCCATTCTTCATATCATAACTAACACCGCTTACCTCATAACCGAAAGGATACAGTAGAATATTTATCCATATAAGGCTATACAACCTTTGAGCACCATTATTTTTCCTTTTCATACTATCTATCTTTAATAGGCACACCCAGCAGAACACTCTCAGTACATTCTCCATTGAGAAAGTCAACAGCCAGTACAGCAATTGCACGGCTTTGTACGGTTGGCAGTTCCTTTATGTTAGCATCCTCATAGTTACAAATCTTTTTCTCCAGGATCTCTAAGGATTTTATGTATCCTATCTTAACAGAGGAGTTACAGAAGCGATTAACCCGCTTATCATCCAGGCGTTTCTTTATCGCACGGATGCAATTTTTTATTTCTTTTTCTTCCATAATAAAGTGTGTTTAATGAACGCAAATATAACCAATATATTACATAAAACAAATAAAAATCGATACACGCT